GCTGGACCTGCACCTCGGATTGGTCGCCATTAAGGATCAACACCGAGCCCGGCTCCACTGGCACAAGATCACCCCGCACCGAGAAGGGAATCCCGCGTGCAACGTGCTTGGCGATGGTCCAGGCCGACATGGACTTGCCATCACCACCAGCGCCGTGAATCATCACGGTCCCAGGGCACGGCAGCAGATCAGGAATCAGGTACTCAAACCGCAGATCCTTGTCCAGCAGGCTGTCCATGGCCATCTCGTCATCCTGCTGCTCGAACTGCATCTGGGCAATCAGCAGCCGCTCCAGCGCCCCAGCGTCCCGATAGCCAGCCTCCAACGCCAGCACGTTCATGGCGTGAGCCGCCTCAGCCGGGTTCTGAATCTGCTGGATCTCTTTCGCCCGCCGAATCACCTCGGCGTAGGTGATGACGACCTGGCGAATCCTGGTGACGTTATCGGCCTCAACATCGGCCACCACCTTCCGCAAATCCTCCGAAAGCCACAACCGGCCCGGCATCTGCTGGTCCGCCATCCAAAACAGCGTCCCGAGGCTTACCGGCCCCTTCCGAAAGCTCTTCCAGACCTCCTCACAAGGGTTCGTATCTGCCCATTCCTGTGAAAATTCGGGATCTTCGGCAGACCACGCCGACCACAGCGTCAGCCCTAGGTCAGTCGGTAACTCGCTGTGGATCGCCATCCCCACCTTCACCCAGTGATCCCGGCTGCCAGCGCCCTGCCCCGGAATTACTTTCAGCGCCGACTGCACAATCTCAGCAATCTCAGCCGGATCTCGATCCGAGAAATCCAGCGCCTTCCGGTTCTTGATGAAGCCACCATCAGCCACCTCTTTACCGGAGTGATCGCGCATCTCCGCCAGCAACCACCCTGGAGCCTCTGGGATGGCCTCCAGATCGCCCTCAAAGCCGTATTCACCCGCCGGCGCCTTCCCATCACTGGAGCCCGGATAAGCCCCGTAGAGGAGCCCCTGACGGCCCCAGAGGACCTCATACCCCGCTCCGGTATCCGACAGCCCAAAGCCCTTCACATCGCCCCACAGAGCCTCTGGGACGCGAAACAGATACTTCGCCGCGTTGGCCTTGGTGCTGGTGACCTTCGGCGCCCCCTCCAGCGTCTCGCCCCACTTCTTCAGCAGCCGGGAAAGGTTGCGATCCACATCGAGAATCACGAGTCCCGCGCTGCGAGCACCCGTAAAAACCCCAACCGCCTGGAACACCTCAGGCCGCCGCTCAATCTGCAGAGCAACGTCAGCCGGATTCAGAACCTGATGGTGGCTGCGCTCCAACGGCGCCTTGCCCTTTGACTCCTTACCGGACTGGAGCTTGCTGCCAGCGCAGTAAATCGGCGCGTACGCCATGCCCTCCGGCAACTGGCGCACGAAATTCAACAGCTCTTGCGTCGTACGAGACACAGTGTTAGACTCCTACAGGAATGTTTGACTTGCGCCCTGGCCGCCTTCCGCGGCTGGGGCGTTTTACTAGGCTAGCCGTCCCGTCAATCCCGTGTTACTGTCATAGACGTTGCCCTCGGGCGACCACCAAAACACCGGAAACCACAATGCCTTTCCTTTCCAAGCAAGCCTCTGCTGCTGTTACGTCCAACAGCACCGGCGGCGGCTACCTCAGCCTCAGCAAGCTCCCCGACGGCGGCTCTGTCCGCTTCGCGCTGCTGACCGACGAACCCCTGGAGTTCTATGAGTGCTGGGGCCAAGCCAACGGCGCCTCAAAGCCCTTCCGCTTCGACTACGAGCCCACCCACGAGGACGTCACGACTGAGATGGGTGAGTTCGAGCCCCGCGAAGGCCGCGGCGGCCCTGGCACCGCCGACGTGAAGTTCGCCATCGCCTGCCCGGTCTACAACTACGAGTCCGGCAAAGTCCAAGTCCTGCAGATCACCCAGAAATCCATCCTGAAGGAAATTGACCAGATCTCCCAAATGGAGGACTACGAAAATCTGCTGGAGTGGGACTTCACGATCAGCAAAAAGGGCAGCGGCCTGCTCACCGAGTACACCGTCCGCCCGGTCCCCCGCAAGAAGGGCAGCCAAGAGCACGTCGACGCCGCCTGGCTCGAAGCCAAGGCCGAAGGCTTCGACATCAGCCGCCTTCTCAGTGGTGGCAATCCTTTTAAGGCAGCCTGATCCACAACTTAAAAACGATTAAGTAGCACCGCCCCCTCTAGCCCAGGGGGCTTTTTACTGGTATTATCAAATTGGGAAAGAATAACTTCATGGCCTCCAACACCCAAGACACGCTGGCAGGACTGCGTAAATGGAGGCTGGAGCAAGATAACAGCGGCCCTTTCCGGGTCTACCGGGACATCAAAGGTAATGTATATCATAGTGTTACACACATCCTGAAGGAAACGAGCGACAAAACCGGGCTGGAGCGCTGGGAAGCCCGTCTGGGACCAGTCGAGGCAAGCTGCCAGCGCAATGTTGCCGCCACCCGAGGCAACATGGCCCACAGTCAGGCTGAATATTTGCTTAAGACTTCGATGCAGCTGGCACGCTCCACTGCAAACAAGCGCAACGCCATCCGCTGGGACGATCAGGGACTAGCCCGGATTCCCTCGCCAATCACGCAGTGGGCATTGAAGAGGGTCCGCCCCAACGTTCCCCGCGTTGGCTGGAGCGCCTCCGGCTACGCCCGCAGCTTGTCCGACTGGATCGCCGAGAACGTCACCGAAATTTTCGCCAGCGAATTCAGCATCCACCACCCGGCAGGATTTGCTGGAACCTGCGACGCCCTCATCGGCATGAAGAATAACGAGCTGGTACTAGCGGACTGGAAGACCAGCGTGGGCCGCAAGACCAAAAAAGACGACGACGGCCTGGAGCGCCTCCCACTCGGCCATTCATACATCGACCAGTGCGGCGCCTATTCACTGGGACTGAAGCATCTCACCGGCCTCCAACCCACTGGAGCAGCCATCGTCCTAGCCCGCCGCTGTGGCAATCCAAACATTCACTACATGACCCAGGCCGAGCTGGAGCAAGCAGAAAAGTCATTCATGACCCGGGTGGAGCAATACTTTGCAGCTCTCCAAAATCCCATTCAAGTCTCGGCCTAACGGCCTCGACGAAAAGCCATTCATGCTGCATGAAAAGCCATTCATGACTGGGACTGAAAACCCATTCATGGTGTCTTACCGCGTGTCTCATGAGTCTCACTGCTGAGACTGTGCTGCTGGCGCCATTGGCTGGGGCCCTGCTGGGGCTGGCGTGGGGTCTGTTGCTGGGGCGTCTCAGGGTGTGTCTCGTGGGTCTCACTGCAAGACAAACGGAAGGCCCCACCCGATAGGGCAGGGCTGGAGCGGGTCAGTCTGCCGCCGGCGGTGCGAACTTTAGGCGCCACCACAAAGGGCGGTCCTGGTGTTCTTCCAACCATTGCGTCCGGGTCTGCGGCTGGTACGGCAGCAGGCACCGTAGGCGTAGCTTGCTGGTGTGATCGTTAGCCTGGAGTTCGCTGGGGCTGATCATGGTTTGGCTGCTGTGCGGGGTTTGCTGATGCCAGCATCAGAGCGCCGCTTGCGGCTGGCTCCTTTGCTGGAGCGGGTCCGGTTGGCTGGGGCCTTGGCTGGCTGATCGGTGCGCGAAAGAATTCCCGTAGCCTGTGGAAAACATTCTGGGGGAATGTCAGCGCCGCCGTTGCAACGCTGACAGGCCCTCCAGTAGGGCACCAGTTCCCGCCACAGCTGGAGCGGGCCCTCTTTACCGTGGGCAGCCTGCAGGGCCAGTAGATCGGCCCAATCCGAAGCCGCCAGGCTGGAGCGTTCAACCGCCCACCGCAGATCCCGGAGCTGGCGTTTCTCCAGCCGCAGCTGTTCGCGCTCAAGCTCTCGGGCATCTAGGGCCAGCTGTTTACGCTCCCGGGTGGTGTTCCAGTCTCCGCCGCTCATGGCTGGACCTCCTGGGCTTCAACGATGAACACTGGGAGCCCCTTGGGGTCGTTGACTGGTGCCGGGGCCAGTGTGATCAGCCCGCGAGCGTGCAGCGATTCCGCGATCCGCTGATCACGCTGGGGCATCGCAACGTAATGCGGCCCCGGATTGCGGCGGAGGAAGTTGAGCCAGTTCCGCTGCAGTGGTCCTAGTGGTCTGTTGCCGTAGTGCATGGCCCCCTTGGTTTGTGGGTTTGCTGTTACATACTACCAGACCACCGCCAGCCCCTAGCCAATCTGTTAAGTTACACAACACCAGCTAGGGAACGACCGGGCCAGCTGGCACACTATGGGGAGTGACGCACCCACCGACCAGTGGGCCACCCCATGCACAACTACACCCCCGAACAGCTGGCACAGTTCCCCTGGGTCGCCAGCTGCGACACCCTTAAGGCTGAAGACCTGCTGCCGAAGTTCTGGCAGGTTGCTGAGATGGTGGCAGTGCTGGCAGATCGTCCCCAGCTGCTAAACGCCGAGACCCTCGCCAGCCTGACCAAGTTGGTTGGCGAAGACTCCAAGGAGTCGGACTGGAACGATGAGGAAGCCAGCGCCACGCTGGAGGAGTTGAGCCTGGCGCTCGACGACGCCGCGCCTTACGGCTTCTACTTCGGGGCCAGCGAAGGCGACGGCGCCGCGTTTGGCTACTGGCTCGACGAAGCCTGGGGCGACGCCTTCAACGAGTGCAGCGTTGATACGGACTGCGGCCCCGAGCGACTGGCGCTGTTGGTCGCTGAGCTTTCCGATCTTGGCTACGACGCCGACAACCTGGCCGAAGCCTACTGCGGAGAGGCCGAAGGATACAGCGAGGCCGAGGCTGGCGCTGATGCTGCTGCCATGCTGGCCGAGGCTATCGGCGAGGGTGCCGCCGACTCGATGCGCTGGCCCTATTGCTGCATCGATTGGGCTGAAGCCTGGGAGTACCTGCAGCAGTCCGACGGCTACAGCCTGGCGCGAGTGTCTCCCGCTCGCTGGCTGGTACTTTCCCCAGCTTGAGGCCAACGCCTACCGATCAACGGCCCGGCCACTGTGCCGGGCTTTTTCGCGGCGCTCGCTTCGCTCGCTTGCGAAACGTGATAGCAGGGCCGCTTATCATTGGCGCAGATAGTTTGTGATTCTAACCGTGGCGGATTTTGACGGCCAGGAAGTAACCGAACCGCGAACCGTCGCCAATGACGAGAGCAAGCGGTGGCGTGGCGGCAAGGGCTCAAGTGTTCGCGTAGAGGAGCGGGCTAACTGGTGCTATGCCGAAATTCTGAACGGTGGCACGCGTCGGCAGATCACCCAGAAACTAGCGGATCGCTTCGGGGTGTCTGTCAGAACAGCAGACGACGACTACAGCCGCGCAGCCGAGATGCTCAAAACGGAGCAAATCGCAACGCGTGGCGATCTGCTGAACCAAATCCAAGCGCTACGCTTGTCTGCCTGCAGAAAGGCCATGGCGAAAGGCCAGCTGCAGACTGTGGCGATGCTGCTCAAAGACATGGGCGCTGTCATCGGCGAAGCTGCACCAGAACAGCAAGCCGCCGCGGCCCCCGTGCTGCGTGTGGAGATTGACGACAAGCGGGGCGGCGGTGAGACTCAGTAGACTCACGCGCCAGGGCTTCCGCTCGGGCTGATTCTGTGCAACAATGGGGCTAAGCTCACCACGCTTCCCCCATGACATCCCGCACCCTCACCCTGGCCGCCGTGCTGCTGACCGCTGCAGTGGTGGCGATGGGCTACGACAATTCTCGCCAGCTGGCACGCTGCGAGGCCACCGGCCGCGGCCCGGCTGAGTGCCGGCTGCTGGTGCTCGGTCGCTGAGGGCTAGTACAGCTGTACTTACAGGAGATTTCCTAATTTCCTGCGAGTACAGCTGTATTACAATACAAGCGTACCAGCGACCGGGGGGAGGGTTGCGAGAATAATACGTACGTACCGGGGGGCAGGGAACCTACTGATACATTCGCAATTCTCTCTTCTGTAGTAAACTAAGCTCTTCTGTACTACAGCCTCCGATGCTTTCACTGGTACTGACTTTCGCCCAAATCATCCCCGTCACCCGAGTCGGCCAGTCGTGCCCCCTCGGCTACTACATCCAGAACAGCTACTGCGTGCCCAGCACCGCCTCCCGCCCCAAACAAGCCATCAACTCGACTGGCGCAACCTGCCCGCTTGGCACCTACACCTTCGGCAACTACTGCACCCGCTACACCGACGACTGATCAGGGGCAGGGGTTCAATTCCTGTAATACCCTAGAAGGTACCCGTCCCCGAAAAATGGCCGAAACGGCTGGAACCCTCTCCCTCCGCTACGCCCAGGGACAAGTCTTCTCCAGCCGTAAACGCTTCCGTGTCTTGGTTGCCGGCCGCCGTTTCGGCAAGAGCTACCTCTCCTGCATCGAACTCTTGCGTGGGGCAATCGAACGCCCCGGCGAAACCTTTTTTTACGCCGCCCCCACCTACCGCATGGCGAAAGACATCGCCTGGAAGGTAATGAAAAAACTGGTCCCCAAAGCCTGGATCAAGTCCAAGAACGAGACCGACCTGAAGATCGAGCTGGTGAACGGCTCAACAATCGAACTGAAGGGCACTGAAAACGCCATGGCTCTCCGAGGCCGTAGTCTGGCTGGCGTGGTGCTCGACGAAGCCGCCTTCATGTCCGCCGAAGTCTGGTTCGAAGTCATCCGACCCGCACTCGCCGACAAACAAGGCTGGGCACTCTTCATCTCCACCCCCGACGGCACCGCCAGCTGGTTCTACGAACTCTGGCAATACGCCGACTCCGGCGATTCCGACTGGAGCCGCTGGCAGTTCACCACCATCGAAGGCGACAACGTCCCACCGGAAGAAATCGAAGCCGCCCGCAGCCAACTCGACTCGCGCACCTTCCGCCAAGAATTTGAAGCCAGCTTCGAAAACCTGAGCGGCCTCGTCGCCGTCTCCTTCAGCGACGCCAATATCTCCACCGACGCAGCCGACATTTCAATACTTCCACTCCTTTTGGGGGTGGACTTCAACGTGGATCCCATGTCCGGCATCTGCGCCGTCCTCAAAGACGACACCCTCTACGTCTTCGACGAAATCATGCTCACTGGTGGCGCCACCACCTGGGACTTCGCCGAAGAAGTCACCCGCCGCTTCGGCGTGGATCGCCGCGTCATCGCATGTCCCGACCCCACCGGCGGCGCTCGCAAAACCTCCGGCGTGGGACTTACCGACCACAACATCCTCCGCCGCAGCGGTTTTAACGTCTCCAGCCCCAAAGCCCCCTGGAAAATCCGCGACAAAATCACCGCCGTCAACACCGCCCTCTTGGATGCGACTGGAACACGCCGCACCTACATCCACCCCCGCTGCAAAGAACTAATCAAGTCCCTCCGCACCCTCACCTACGCCCCTGGAACTGGCCTCCCCAACAAAAACCTAGGCGTAGACCACGCTTTCGACGCCTTCGGCTACCTCTGCCTCCAACAATTCAACCTCGCCAAACACGGCACCCTCGGCCAAACCTCCTACCGCCTCTACTAACCCTCCGTAGACTGCAGAAAAGCCCGCAAAACATGGCCAAGAAACCTACAAAAGGCCAGAAAAAGGTCGAAAAGGTCATGTCCGAATACTCTGCTGGAACCCTTAAATCCAGCTCGGGCAAAAAAGTGACCTCCCGCAAGCAGGCAATCGCCATTGCCCTCAGCGAAGCAGGCATGGCGCGCAAAAAACCCACCAAAAAGGGAGGCAAAAAGTAATGGCCGCCAAGAAAAAGGGGCT